GTCTTGCTTCTAGCACAAGCGGCCGGCGATCGACCGGCGCCCAGGTACAAACAAGGGACTTTGCACGGTTGGCCCGACTACGGAACGTCCTCACTGTCCTTCTTGCTCCACGCGCTCTGGGCGCGCGCCTCTCCTACCTTCGACAATCTGGAGGCGAACGGTGTACGCATCGCTGCTGAGCTGGGTGAGAACACGCCCTTCTCTGCTATCATCTTAAACCGAACCGGCCCTCTGGGCAAGGCGGTGCCGGTGATAGAGCGCCGGAACGACGGACCGTATACCGTCGCGATGATGGCGGGGCTGTGTCCCCGTAGGCGCGTGATCTTCGCGATGCCCAGCGGGGGGAACATGCACCAAGTTGAGGGCGCGCAGGCCCTGAAGGCGCGCCAGCAGCAGCTACCCGCCCTGTGGCATTTCGGTCCAGCAGATGTAGCTGACAAGATCCACAGGTTTCATCAACCTGGATGGCTATGGTGGTCTGATGACATCTCTGGCTATGATCAGAGCGTGAGCAACACGCACCAGCGTGAGCTCATCGACACCGTCGTGGCTCCCATCTCGGGTGCCGCGACCGCGGACTTCAAGAAGCAGTGGAAAGACATCCCCCTGCTCGCACCTCCCATAAACACCTCATCGGAGGCGTTCCTCTACGAGAAGAAGGGGATGACACCTAGCGGTGATCTCATGACGGCCCTTGACGGCACACTAATCAACTTCGCTCGCGTCTTACGCTGTGTGAGCGCCGCAACTGGCTCACGCCTCAAGGACACCGTCACTGGCTTCGGGAAGTGGTGGGCCTGTCTGGTCCAAGGTGACGACACTGTGTTGGGCTGTGGCCGGCCCCTTGACGTGCAGGCCTACGTCACCGCAAGCAACCAGCTGGGTTATGGGACGAAGATGGTGCACGGTTGCGTGTTTCTCATGCACGCCATCGACCCCGTCTCAGGGAACTGGGCGCCTCTCGCCTCTCGCGTGTTCCAGCAGACGGTCTTCAACGAGTACTCGGGGCAGTCTGAAGCAGTGGAGCTGTTCTCCTGGATCGCCAGGACCCCCGGACAGTTTTGGCTCGCCAACCCTTGGGCCGCTGACGTGGGGCGCATGCTAGAGGGCTCTCCCGCTTTCTCGCGCTACGGGGTCACTCCTGCCTCTGCGGCCTCCGCCCTGACCAACCCCGTGTTCATGTCTGATCTATCACGCGATCTGCGCTTGGTGAGGAACCGCGCCGATCGTTTCAAGCACGGCGACGAAGCGTTACCCCCATCTCGTCTTTCTGACGCGGTGGCCGCACTCCTCGACGACAGAGCAGAAGTGGATCTGCCCACCATGGCACCAGACGTGGCCCTCAGCGCAGCTTTGCGCTTGGCGGCCTATCTGGCGCCATCTAAGGCCGACCGCCCTGACTTCCCCTCTCTGGGGCCCGAGGCTGACGCTTATCTAAGTTACATCAAAGGAGGATCCGATGATCAAGCTCACGATGACTGACGACGCGCGCTCCGCTTCCCAAGTGGGAATGCGAGGGCGCACCTATTTCGCCGACGACGGGACGACCGTCGCCGTCCAAGACGAACACGCAACTGGCCTTCTCATAGGGAAAGGCACGGCCGCCGAGCGGCTGCGGACCTTCGCAGCCTCGGGCTCCTCAGCAGAGTGGGCTTCCTTCGCTGCGGCGATGGACTGGTCCATCGAAATCCCTCCTCAGCCTGCGACCTCCGATGAGCCGGACGTCGGCACCATCACCACCATCATCACGGAAGAGAAGACAGAATGAAGTCATCCCACATCATCATCGGCGTCCTCGGCG